GGAGAGGCTGCCGTATTAGAAATTATAAATATCGGTTACGATAGGAGCTTTTGGAATGAACAAATTGAAATTAAAGAGCCTGATTGTGTTGATGATGACTGTATCACTTCAATCGGCAGATAACGAAATATTCGTAGATCAAAGCGGTGTGTCAGCTAATATAGATTTAGAACAGCTAGGCATATCAAACATTATTGCAGGTCTTAGTTCTTCAGCAGGTAGTCTTACAGCTTTCGATTTAGACGGAACAAGTATGACACTTGACGTCAATATGATTGGTGCGACCAATAAATTCCTTGGTGATATCTGGGCAGATAGCTTTACAGGTGCATACAACTTTATAGGTTCCACAAACACTTTTACCATTCAAATTGACCCAACCAACACTTACGGAGCAGATAGCTCTAACCAAAATGTAGCTGTTACAGGTACTGGTAATACTTTTACTTTAAATCAAGGGACATCTGCATTAGCAGCTACTTTAGATTTAGATTGGATTATACAAGGCTCTAATAACACTGTTGTTTCTAATATAAATATTGATGGAGCTACAAATTACATGGATATAGATGGAAGTGATAATACAGTTAACTATACAGGCGCAGGCGTATCTGCAAGTGCTGGTGGATATTTTTGGCTAGATCACACAGGTGGTCAAAGAACATTTAACATTCAACAACTGAGTACCCAAGACAATGATTGGCTTAAGATTATTTCTGTTGGCGGCAATGCTTCTAGTTCCGTTTGCGTTATCCAAAACGATCAAGGAACCTCACTCGGCTGTTAGTATTGGTGGTGTTTCTGAGCTAAACGGCTCGGCACAAATAGTAAGAGATGGCCCGCTAGACGCAGAACTAGAATTAGCTATACAAAGCAACGATGAGGCTATTACTACTAATGGCCGTATGTCTATTACCTTCCTGGATGATAGTAAAGTAAGCTTGACAGAACACTCACAACTATTAATAGATGAATACATCTATGACCCTGACCCAAGTAAATCTAAGATGGCCCTTACCTTTGGTCTTGGTACAGCTAGGTTTATCACAGGCAATCTAAATCGTATAGACAAACAAAATATCTCACTAAGAACTCCTACAGCTAACATAGCTATAAGAGGTACAGACTTTACAGCTACAGTTGATGAATTAGGCCGTAGTCTTATAATACTGCTTCCAGATGCTTTGGGTTTATCTAGTGGTGAAATACTAGTAACTACTGCAATGGGTACAGTAACCTTAAACAAACCATTTCAGGCAACTACAGTATCTGTATTTGAATCAAGTCCTAGCAGTCCAGTGATCTTAGATTTAACCTTAGACATTATTGATAACATGCTTATTGTTAAACCACCTAAAGAAGATATGGAGATTAACCAAGAGGTATCAACTGTTTCTGAAAAAAATATCTTAGACTTTAATGATCTTGATATAGATTATTTAGCAGAAGACTATCTTGGGGACGATGAGCTTGAGCTTAACGAGTTAGACATCAATTGGTTAGATGTTAACTACTTAGAAGACCTGCTTAATATATTAGATGCGCTCGCTGTAGATGACGATAAAGATTCTTTAGCAGAAGCATCTGCCACAAATATAACAGGTACTTTGCTTGGTAGAGATGCAGAGACTCAGATAACAACTCTAATAACTGGCAATATTGTAAGCATGAGAAGGGCAGTAAATGACTATGCTAGATTAGACCTCAATGGAAGTGACAGCTATACTGTTATTATTATTCAAGATGGTGTTAGTAATGTTGTTAAAATTAACGGCGGCGGAGATTCAGTTATAACCATAACTCAAGGCGAATGAATAAGTTAATACTTCCGATTCTTGTAATACTATCCTTGCCATTAGTATTCCAGTCAACACCTACAGAGATACTTAAATTAAAAATCTTTGATGCCTTTGTAACAACTCCAGAGCCTAGTGGTAATTTTGTAATATTAAATATTGAAGAGGGAGATGTAGCTAGAGAAGGAGGTTGGCCTATACCAAGAAGAAGTCTTGCTCAAATACAAGTTGATCTTATTAACAAGGGAGCCATAGGAGTTGGCTGGGTTATAAGCTTTCCTCAAGCAGATAGGATGGGAGGCGATGAAGTCTTTGCACAAACCCTAGGCTACACTAATTCTGTATTAGCAATGTTTGAAAATCCAAACGGACAATACCCAAAAACTACAGGCACAGTTATTAAAGGAAAGAATCCTGGTGGCATACCTACTCAAGGAGTGGTTCAAAACATTAATATACTACAAGAAAATTCATCTCAAGGAATTGCATCTGCTCCAGTAGATATAGATAACCTAGTTAGAAGAATACCTTTGTTATTAAAAACTCCAGATGGATATGTTCCTGCTTTTGGCACAGAAGTATTAAAAGCGTTAACAGGAGCAAAAACTTACATTATCACTACAAATGATAATGGTATACAAGAGATATCAGTCAGAGGAATACCACCAGTTAAAACAGATAGTCTTGGTCGTAAATGGATTAGCTGGGTAGACACACCACAAACTAATTTAAAAGACATGGACGTTGCAAATAAATTTGTTTTCATTGGAACAACAGCAAATGGAATTATGCCTCAAGTGGCAACTCCAGTTGGATTATTAGAACCTCATAAGATTCAAGCTGCATTATCTGAGTCAATTCTTATAGAAAACTCTCCACGTATTCCAGACTTTGCTCTAGCGTTGGAAATTTTAATTTTTACAATTTTTGTGTCATTGACATGGTTTGTGATTAACTATCTAGGTATAACTAAGGGCGTAAGCATAGCTATTATTTTACTCTTCACTACGGCGCTCTCAGGAGTTTTTAGCATCCAAAAGGGCCTTTTAATAGACTTTTCATGGACTTTCATCTCACAATTCATAACTGGAGCTATTGCCTTCTATTTAAACTTTAGAAAGCAGTTTAAATTGCGTCAACAGATCAAAAAACAATTTGAACATTACTTAGACCCAAGACAAGTTAAGAGATTACAAGATAATCCAGAGTTATTAAAACTTGGTGGCGAAAGAAGAAGATGTACTTTCTTATTTACAGATGTCAGAGGTTTTACTTCTTTGTCAGAAAAATTAGAACCAGAAGAAGTAACCGAGATTATGAACAAAGTTTTGACCATCCAAGCTGACGCTGTAAAATTTTATGATGGAATGGTAGATAAATATATTGGCGATGCAATGATGGCCATTTTTAATGCACCGATAGACTTAGAAAATCACGAAGAAGCTGCAGTGCTTTGCGCTAAAGAAATACAAAATCAAGTAAAACTATCTGGCTTAGGATTAGAGATAGGGGTTGGAGTAAATACAGGTTTTGCAGTTATAGGTAATATGGGGTCAGATACTAGATTTGATTATACCGCAATAGGTGATTGCGTAAACGTAGCAGCTCGACTTGAATCTGGAACCAAAGAAGCTGGAGTTGATATTCTTATAGGAGAAGAAACTGCCAAAAGTTGTAGTTTTGAGTTAAAATCTTTAAAGGACTTAAAAGTTAAAGGAAAAGCTAAGGCTTTAAAGATATATACTGAACATACGGAGATATTATGAAATTTAATTTATTAAAAAATATAGTTGGTGCTGTAGCTCCTACACTAGGAACAGCTCTTGGCGGTCCAATGGGCGGCATGGCAACCAAAATGATTGCTGATGTATTAGGTGTACCTAATAATTCTAAGTCAATAGAAAAGGGACTGGCTGATGCTACTCCTGAGCAAATGTTAGAACTTAAAAAGTCTGAACAAGCTTTTGAGTTACAAATGAAAGAACTAGAAGTAGATGTATTCGCTATGGAAACAGCCGATATACAAGACGCTAGAGGTAAATTTAGTAAAGATTGGACAGCTAGAATAATGGGTATAGTAATCGTAGGTGGGTTTATGGGCTATATATTTTTAGTAACTCTACAACCACCAGAACAAAATTCAGAAGCTCTTATTAACTTAGTCCTTGGTTACTTAGGAGGTTTAGCTAGTGCTGTAATCTCTTTTTACTTTGGAGCTTCGCACAAACAGGATTAAATATGAAAATATCACAAGAAGGAATATCGTTAATTAAAAAATTTGAAGGCTGCGAATACAACGCATATAAATGTGCAGCAGATGTTTTAACAATAGGTTATGGGCATACTAAGGGTGTTAAAGAAGGAGACTTAGTAACTCAACAAGAAGCAGAAAATTTATTAACAAAAGACTTAGAAGAATTTGAAGAATCTGTCATAGAGGCTGTAGACATGCCAATGAGCCAACACCAATTTGATGCTTTGGTGTCTTGGACATTTAATCTAGGGCCATCTAATCTTAACTCCTCAACTATGCTTAAGGTTTTAAACAAAGGTGACTATGAAGATGTACCTGCACAAATCAAGCGTTGGAATAAGGCAGGAGGCAAGGTTTTAGAGGGTTTAACAAGAAGAAGAGAGGCTGAAGCTTTATTGTTTGAAGGTAAAGAATGGGAGCATGTATAAAAAATGTCTCTTAATAAGATTTTATTTAAACCAGGTATAAACAGAGAAGGAACCGAATACGATAATACGGGCGGTTGGTTTGATGTAAATCTTGTACGTTTTAGAAAAGGTAGACCAGAAAAGTTTGGTGGATGGTCAAAAGATGGTGAGAATTCTTACTTAGGTACTGCAAGAGCCTTGCATGCTTGGACTTCTTTAGGAGGTACAAAATACCTAGGACTTGGAACAACTTTTAAATATTATATTAAAGAAGGAGATGGTTACGCAGATGTTACCCCGATTAGAGCCACAACAACTAATGGTATTGTTTTTGCTGCTACTAATGGCAGCTCTAATATAACCGCAACTGATTCAAATCATGGAGCTGTAACAGGAGATTTTGTAACTATATCTGGTTCTGCCTCTTTAGGCGGTTTAATCACTGCTGCAGTTTTAAACCAAGAGTATCAAATAACGGCTGTCCCTTCTGCCAATACCTATACCATTACAGCAAAAGACTCTTCTGGAAATGCTGTTGTTGCCAATTCAAGTGATAGTGGTAACGGCGGTTCTGGAGTAGATGGAGCCTATCAAGTAAACGTTGGTTTAGA